CAAAGAAACAAAAATATTGTGCTTGATATGTCTGATGGTAAGATTTAATAAATTTTCAATTAAGGGTAATTTTAATATAAAAATTTGATAACTTGTATAAACAATATAATAACGTTATTACCAACATGGATTACTATATATATAAAATTTACTCTTCAGATCCCTTTGTAAAGCATCTTTACATTGGTAGCACAAATGATTTTGAAAGAAGAGTAAGAGATCATAAAAACTGTTCGTCATTTACAAACATTTCAATCGATAATATCAAGAAGTTATATTCGATAATAAGAGCTTATGGTGGATGGGAACATTGGAAGATGGAAATAATAGAAACAATACCATGCACTGATAGACAAGCAGCAGAGGAACGAGAACAATATTATTATGAAACACTCAATGCGTCTCTTAATAGTGAACCTCCTATAAAAGATAAAACAAAAGAAAGATTCAAATGTGACACGTGTAGTTTTATTGCATATAAGGAAGAGAATTTGAAAAAACATAAAGAAAACTGTTGGTGTTCTGATGAATTCAAAATCATTCACCCGACATTAATGCTCGAGGATTACATTAAAGCAAAACAAAAAGAAATACTAAAATTGAAACAACCGACACGTGAAATTTGTCATATTAAAAATAAGAATCATTCTTTACAATGTCCATTTTGTAAAAAGACATTTGCCAATAGAAGTGGTAAATCCAGACATATCAAAGCTGCAAAATGCGTTCCTTGTAAAGATAAAAAAGATAAAGAAATTGAAGAACTGAAACAACAATTAGAAGAGGAGAAACAAAAAAGAAAAGAAGCTGAAGATTCCAAAGCAACCGTCAATAACATTAACATTACAAACAATTATATGTCTGATGGTAAAATATGATATAATTTTTGTCTAGAAAAAACTTATTTTTTTTATTGATAAGTATCTAAAAAATAATTGTTAATTTAATATTTTATTTCAACACTTACTTATTCATCATCTTCGGTAAACATCATTTCATTTGCTCGTTGAGTTGAACTGACCTTATTCAACTTAAGATGTTTCCATACAAGTTTACCCTTACTCTTATTTGGTTTACCATACATACGTTCGAGACTCTTTTGTAATTCACCACTCTTTTGAATCTCTTTGCCCTTGCTCCATAATTGGCAATATTCTTTGAATTCTGTAAATAGTTCAGTGAAAGACATAGGGACTAGTACATTCGTAGAATACTCAACATGTGTTTCAATGAATTCTGCATATGCATCATTGCCATGTTGATATTCTTTTGTGGCATCGATAACTTCTTGGGGTTCTTTGTTTGGCATATCTTTGAATTTGTTATAGTAATGAATCAATAGAGACATGAAAGGAACTTTCCATTCAGGCCATTTCTTATCTAAATCTTGGTCAATTTTGAATTCATTTGGATTATCGGGGTTAGGATCATCTACAAATTTAGAATCGAAAGTGATTTTTCTTACACGTCTCCATGTTCCACCGTCATCGGGTGGCAATGAAGGCAATTGATTGCAAATGAAAATTACTTGAAACTGTGGAATGAACGAATCGGCATCTTTATATAATCCACGACACTGAATGGTATCTTTTCCAGAAATCTCTTTCATGATACCAACATTAACTTTTTCATTAGGCTCTGGTTCTTGAAATACAACAAATCTTCTTCCAATTGCTTGCATCATTTCAGGACTTGCTGAGTTAGAAGCGGCTCTTTTAGTTGTAATATACGACACTGAAATGTTAGCAGCATAATCACCCATACAATTTTCCAAGAGAGAATACAATTTACTCTTTCCATTCCCTCCTTCACCAGTCCAAAAGTAAACTTTTTCTTCCCTATTAGAACCGTGCAATGAATTAGCAAGAGTTCTAAGAATGTATTCTCTTTTTTCATCATCAGGTTGAACTTCTGCTAAGAATTTATTGATTTCTTCATATACAGGATCTTTTTCGTCATATTCAACATAGTCAATGTTTGTGCACAATGAAATATAGTCATCGGGACGACCTTCTCTGAATTCACCACAATCTAAATCATATACTCCGTTATTGAAACACAGTAGGTTTGTATATGAATCAAGAGATTTGTCGAATTCTTCTTGTTCAGCTGATTGATGAAAGATGTCTGCACAACATCCTTTCCCAATTATTTTATTTTTGTACGTGGCATTTTTAAAGTTATTCACGATTTTAACTTTATTTTTGTATTCAGGACTCTTTTTCATATCTTTATCGCTGTTGTTATCACTGTGTAGATTTTTAAGTTTCCATTCATTTGTCCATGATGTTAATCTTTCATTAAATGTGTCGTAGATTTCAATCGATAAATTGTTTCTCAATACGAATGCATCTTGTGATTTTCTCCATCTGTGATTCTCAAATCGATACCAAATATTAGCTTTAATATCAGTGCATCTGTAATCATTTTTATAGCAATGTTCCACATACATACCAATATCCCAATCTAATCCAGTATTGAAAGCCAAATCAAGTAGTGCTTTTCCACTCCTCTTCAGAATTTCTTCATATTCTTCTTGATTATCATTTTTAGCCCACATGTAAAGTGTCTTGATACCCAAACCTCCATCTTTCATCTTATTCCAGAGATTTTCACATTCTCCTTCTCTGTATTTACTCGAACGTCTGCTGAACTCTATCCAATCATCAAGTAAACTGTTATCAATGTTTCTTAGACACCATCCGAGACGTATCCAATCGTCGTAAGATTCACAACGTTTTGGAGATAAAATATTGAGAAACTCTTTTACAATATTGATATCATCAGCAGTTTTTACACTATTGTTTTGTGCATTCTGTGTAACTATCATCATTGTTAGTTTTTTTCTTTCTTCTTCAATAGAAGTGTTCTCCATATTTTCGATTTCCTCTAATTTATCATTTTTTATATCATTTTTGAGTGTTTTATTCCTAATTGATAATATGCCAATAAGAGATTTACTATCTGGTATATCGTTGTCATTAATCAATTCATCATTATGATAATTGAATTTATGAGTTACTTGGTATGGAATACCATTTGGTTTGCAACTTCCATACATAAGCCAATTATTCTTATCAATAACACTTTCATCGAAAATGTCATACTTATCATTTATGAAATGGCACTCATCAAACATCTCTCCAAGATTTTCAAGGACATTTGTTCTAATTTTGAATTGAACAGAAGGTGTGGTAACAACATTGGGGATCATAATATGAACACCATCTTTAATAAGTCTCCTTTCTTCGTCATATTTTGGAGAAGGTTTTTCCATGATGTAAATACTGGGTTCGTCTTTAAAGATTACATATTCACTTAAGATTTTCATATACAGTGTCATGAACTTCTTTAAGTGGTCCAGAGAGTAAACACGTCTTACTTCTGTGGATGATTTCTCATACCTAAAATCAAGATCAATAAGAATTGGACTGATACTTTTATGCTTTTCTGTTAAATGTAATCTAGTTCCTTTGTCGTATTCTTCCATGTATATCTTCATGAAATTACTGTTTTCATCGTAAGGTATGTAAAACGAACCTGAAGGATATCCCATACTAGTATGGGTTATATCCTCACCTTTCAAGACTTTGAATTTTTTTAGGAAGGTGGTAATATTTGACATCATTAAATTAAGTATATCAAACTTTTTTAAATTTATTTTTTAAATTAATATTATCATCAATTTTTCTTCGTATAATTCAATATATACATATGAACCAATGTGCACCAAATGTAAGCGATAATTCTTTTACATGTTTCACATATCAGCAATTGAAAAGTATTGCGAAGAAATTCAATCAAACAAGTGATGAAAAAATAAAAATATCCAGAAAGAAAGATGTGTTATGGAAAAAGATATATGAAAAGATGAAATATAAATGTAACGATGAACTGTGTTGGGTAAACAATGATAAAATGATGCAACGCTTTCGACCAAAAAGACCAAATGAATGGCATTCAAATCCACGTGAATGGTTGAGTAATTTCGATATACAGAAAGTAATGGTTCAATACGAGAAAAAATACAAAACATTCAAGTTTTTAGGTGTATTCCCCGATGATTATGATCATAAAATATTCATGAATACATGTGTTGCTGAGGAATTGTGTAAATTAGATGTAGCAGAATTACTGAAAGATAACAAATATCAATTAGGAATGGTATTCAACACTGATCCTCACTATCTTGGTGGGTCACATTGGGTTGCTATATATGCAAATATAAATGAAAGTTCGGATAAGTATGGGTTTTACTATTATGATTCGAATGCTCAAAAGCCATCAAAATATATTATCAAATTGTTTAACCAAATTAAAGCACAATTAAAAACAAAAAAAACAAAAACAAAAGCAGGAAAAGAATTCACAATAAGCGTTAATAACAATAAGCATCAATTCAAAAATACAGAATGTGGAATGTTTTCAATGAATTTTATAATAAATATGCTAAAAGGAAAGAATACATTTGAAATGGTGTGCAATAGTAAAACTTCTGATGATGAGGTTTTTAAACTAAGAGAGAAATATTTTAATTGATAGATATGGTTCTAAATGTTAATATTAAATAACTGTTTACAATTTTCTTTTATACGAATTATATCATACTTTTCACTGTGAATGACTTTTGTGATAGATAGAATTCTCATGATAAACTTTTTTTTTGTATTATTGTCATCATTTATGTCAATTATTTTATCAACCACCTTTTCTAATACAGTATGAATCTTCGATATTTTTGTCTTAAAATTCATATTAAAGTCCTCCCATGATTTTTTTTTGTACTCTTTCCATTTATCTACATTTTCTACATATATAATATCATTCAAATACACATCTCTCAATATTAAGGATATAATCATATTATCATCATAATCTTCTGAATCTAAATACTTGACAACATCAGAACAAAACCTATCTAATGCCATCTCATAAATATACTTATTATATATTATACTTTTTCATATATATGCATAATTAATTATGAGAAAATATCATTGTATTTTCGTTGATTTTTGAAACAGCAAAACATCAATTCAATCATATGGTCTTGGTTTTGAAAGTCGTATAACTGACCATTATAATCCTGGAAAGATATTCTTAATGTTGTCATAGCAGGTATAGGTGGATTGTAGAACTTTTTGTAGTTAGCATCTATATACTTGTTATCTAATTCATCTTTCTTTATGATTGCAAAACTTTTGTGTGTAGGATTATTTTCACTAAAGTTCACAGATGATTGTCCGAGATTCATTACCATATACTTATCTTTACGTAGGTCTACTCTATGCTGAAAAGGATATTCTGACGAAGTAGAAATTGCGTGATCTTGTAAACTCAAACCTATTAATTTCATCAATTGTGATTTATATGTTGGTGATAATCGTGGATAATTATTCTTTTGTATTTCATCTCCTAAACATACAAGTGTGACATCTTGTGTCACACTGGTTATTTTTATTTTTTTCTGTTTTAAAAGCTCAGAGAATGTAAAAGGTGCAGAACCCTTCTTATTATTTAGTTCAGTAACAAGATCAGCAACTGTTTCATAATCCCCTTCATCAATACTAAAATTAGATTCATTGTCACCAACTTTATAATAAAAGGTATTGTTAGAAGAGTTGATTAAATATTTTGTGAACGGCACATCAAAACTTAACAATTCAACAGATTGGACATCGTGGATATCTTCGCTAAGTTTTATTTCATACTTACTGGGATCTTGAAAATGACTGAGATTTCTATCTCTACTATCAATTACGTATCTGTAATATCTTTTGGGAATATCGTTTGTTTTAATTTCAGGTGGTTTTATAATGTGATTGTCATTCATGAAACCAGACATGTCTTGGGGAATAATCATGTTATTATTTTGCATGTTTAATTATTTAAAAGAATTTTATATTCATATGATAAACATGAATAAGAACATTTTTACATTAACAATGGTGATAGCTATCGAAAAAGAAATTCAAGAATATATTGAAAGTATTGAATTAGATATTGATATAGATATAAAGAAAACCATTTATGACGTTATGCAATCACTCGCTTCTAATCCTAAAACATACGATAAAGTATCATCGACTGAAGAAATGCATACTAAAGTTGTGAACATTGTAAAAAAATATATTACAAAGCAAAATGAGCTAATAGAAAATAAACAGATGGATGATTACAAGAATAAGTTTAAGGAGCTTCAAGAAACTAGAAAATCTTTAGATATGAAGGTTGAACATAGATTAGACAAACACATAATATTAGACTCTGAAAAAGCTGAAATATTAAATTCAAATGAACTTCGTTATACATTCAAGACACCCGTACAAGTAAAAAATATGAACCTCACATACATGACAATACATTCAAATGAAGAACTATTAGAGCCATATTTATATATTCAATCCCCGCAATTAAGGACAAATAATTATACAGACGTAAGTAACGTATTAGATTGTTTAGCTATTCTCATTTTGAATAAGGAAATAAAACATGAGAATGGAACATTTACTTATCATTACAAAAATATCAATAAACATGTAAACAATGACATATCATCATTATTGACACAACTTAACTTCAAATTTTATATAAGCATGACTGATACGTATGTAAATGTATCAAATGTATATTCCATTACAACGCATGATATTAATGGAGAAGAACATCGTATTCATTTTGAAAATGTTAGTGAATTCAATGAAGGAGATGAAGTAAATGTTATCGATGACAAAAAACAGAAACACAAGGCCAATGTGGTAGAAACTAGCTCAGAAATGTTAACAGTTAAAATGAGTAATAGTGATGAAGAATTGTCAACTTTAAAAGATTCAGTATTAAAGCTTATCGAAAAATCCAATAAGAGAATAATTCTGTTCATCGATCATATGTAAACACTCTTGTCTTAAAAATTTAAATTCATATGTTGTCATTTTTTCCTAAATGTAATATAATCATGACAAATTACGTCTATCAACATTATCATAATCTTTTAACAGAATATGATTTGAGAAATGATGAACAAGCTAATTCATTAGAGTACAATCAGTTTGGAACAATTATTACTAACCGTTTATTCACACCTGATCATGTAGAGTCTGGTGTGTCTTCTCCCGAAGATTTGCAATTACGCGTTTCAAAGGATGTGAAATTTTATGTTGGATCGAATGATAGTTCTGCAACTGAATATTATTCATTTTCTTTTAAAGATGATAATAGCAAAGCTTTTATAAATACAACAAGGGATACCTTAAACTTATCGGCTGATTATGTTGAAATGAATTCATTAACTATAAATGATAACCCAAGTGCACTTAAAATTTCAACTGATAAAGTGTTACAACTTCATTCAGCTAACAAAACACAAATCATAGGTAAAGCTGAGTTTTCAAATGAGGTCAAAATGGATAAAAACTTATATATTGGTCAGTCACTTATTCTTCAACAGACTTCATATGCTAACTCAAATGATCAAGTTAGAATAGCTTTACAATATAATCAAACTAAAGACACTCTAGATATAGTAAAACAAGTAGGAAATGGAAGTGTTGCTAAAAGAAGATTAATGGCACGTTTAGGTATAGGTGGAATTGTAGGAGCTGATAGTACATTAGCAAATGTTCCATATTACACATCTCCTAATGTTACAAGTTCACAGTTTACCGTTAATGCAAATGTACACAATGCAACAAATATATGGAGACAATTAAATAATAATCTATACTACGGTACAAGCACTGGCGAAAGTATTGGTATTGGTTTATCTAATGTTGCAACTGATAATATTTTTCAAGTAATTGGTAAAACACAAATAAATAATGTCACAATTGATTCATCTGGAATATCTGGAATAGATACATTAGATGTAACAAATTTAAACAGTGAAAATATAAATGCAACTAGTAATTTAACCGTTAATGGTAGTTCTCTTTTAAAAACTGTTACTGTAGATCAAATTAACTTCCGTAATAATAATGTGAATAACTTTGATGGTAAAGCAACAACAATGAATTTTGATGGTAAATTCAATTGGTTGGATGAACATCAGAGTAATATAACACTATCATCATTTGATGATGATTTGGGATATGTAGCAAATATTCACGAAGTTCCAATTAAGAGTGGGGGTAAATGGAGAATGAAAGAGGTCGGTGACGATCTTTTAATTGAAAAATATAATAGTGTTTCTGCTTCTTGGGAAGAGAAATTCAAATTTACTTAAGTTCTTATGCTTATTAAAAATAATATTGAAAGCCAAGTTATTAATAAAACATCAAGAGTTATATTCGTTTTTTCTAAATATACCCACTTAAATCTGAGCATATTTCCATATAGTAAAAATGATAGTGTTGTTAGTGTAAACATTAGTATTTGGTCTCTATTTTTGAATTTAATGTTTTTCTTGTCTAAGAATTCTCTAGTACGTTTGAATACTGAGTTAACTAGTAATAAATCAATTGCTACTACAATGAAGAACTTAACGATTTGATATGAAAACATTTTCTTTACTAAATAATTCAATCTAAATTTCACATCATAAAGTGACACTCTAACTCCATTGAAGTTATCTTTAGCTAATAATATATCAAATGAATACGATAAGATGTTTGCAACAACAAATGTTATTATGTATAATATCATATCTTTGTTTTGTATTTTTGTTTTACTTGTTAAGTAAATCAATATTTGAGTAAATCCACTAGATAACAATGATGTCATCACACCTCTCGAATATTCAAGATTGGAAATTTTAAATACCATTTATTCTTTACATTATTAAAATTTTTTATTTAACTTTAAGATATGTGATATGAAAGATTGTTATTGAATCTTATCAACACATGTCATATTCCACAAGTTATGACATATACAATAGCTCAAATAGTAAATACTATTGTCCATGTGATGAACGGTTTATTGTCATCGATGAACAATCAGGGGATACTATTTGTTCAAATTGTGGCATAGTTAAAGATGAGCGTATTATGTCATATCAAGAGAACTATGATGATGATGACAATATGGTCATTCATGAAAGTTCTAAAGATGAATACTTTGAGAATAAAGTTATTTCTACAATGATATCTAAGCCTATGGGTCTTATGACTAAGATACATGTGCAGCAAACCATCAATCAAAAACAGTTGTTTAGAAGTAAAGAATTTGATGAAATCGATAGATTATGCGAAATACTTAATACCACAGAGCACATATCAAAAGATGCAAAACATCTTTTCCATGAACTGTGTGCCAAGAAAATTTTCAGAGGACCTAATCGCAAAGCTATGATGGCATGTTGTATAATGCAAAGCCTTAATAATAATGGTGTAACAAGAGACATTTCTGAAATCTGTAGTGCATGTTCATTACATAAAAGTTTGTTGACTAAAAGTATACCTTTGTATGAAAAACAACAGAAAACAAAAATTATAAGAGAAAATAACTCATCTGAAGTATATAGATATCTTCAAAAAATGAACATTCCTACGAAAGATATATATTCTTTATCTAATCGTATAATCAATCAACAACAAGACATGATAAAACAATCTATGTATCAAGGAAAAAGCCCAAAAATACTACTTGCAATCATATTAAAAAAAATGAATTTCGAGAAGAGATTAATTTGCGATGGATTAAAAGTTTCAATCACTGCATTTTAAAAGTCATTCAAATTAATGACTGATGATATGTAGTGTATGTCTAGATGTTGTAAATAAACCAAAAGAATTGTCATGTAGTCATGTTTTCTGTAAATTATGTATTGATAATTGGCTTAAAATAAATAAATCGTGTCCTTGTTGTAGAACAATTATATGTAAGAAGCTCACTAGAACACAATGTAAAATTCAAAAAGAAAATGAAAAGTTCTTAGAACACTTGTATTATATACGGAATGTATATCAACAAACAAATAATACAGATATGTTATATCAAGTGTACAAAAAAATAGACATATGTGAAGAATGTCAGAGAATCAATGGTAAGTATAGAAGATTACGTAGCTTATTTGAAAGGTAACGTCAAGATGAAAAATCTGAAATGTTTATAATTCCGTTATAAGAACTGTATTACTTTTAAATAAAACATTCTTCCCATCACTATCATTGTGATGCCCAATGCGAATCAATAATTTGTCATCTATAATTGCTTCATAAAAATCTAAACAATGTTGGATATCGACTTTGAAATTTTCAATTAACTCTCTAATTTCAGATAACTTATTAAGCTCGTGATTCAAATCATAGAAATGATCATAATATATACACGGTGTTCCCGGATGTGTCATCAAATATGCATAACCAGCAATAACATTTTCCTTATCGTAACTAAAAGCCCATAAATGTTGACCTAATGTATCATGATTATCTATAAATGTAATCGTGTTAGATGAATACCAGCCATTCACACCAGGTGGATTGTTTGCATAGTCACATAATCTCCAGAATTCATTTTTATTCACAGCTTCCTGAAGTATTCCTTTCAATGTGAAATCAAACATGTTTATTCTTCCATTTGTTCTATCAATGTAGTCGACAATGGCTTGTCTATGATTATCTTGATAATGAGATAGAAATGAAGATTCATCATAGTTCATATTATCCCAATATTCTCCTACAAAGTTCATATCTTTGAGAGATTCATTACTTGTCAAATATAAACCCAGATCATAACACGGATGAGATTTCAAATAATCAAGACGAATATCTGTAAATCCTGCACATTTCAAGTACAAAACATAGTCCTTGAAATTTTCATACATTTCCGGCGAATGAACATCAAAAGTATGCTCACCAAATTTATAAGGCTCTCTTTTATAGCCAGAAAATTCACTCCAGCATACAAGATCACCAACAGTATTTATGTCATGTGATTTACATTCGTCTAACAATGAAAGGAGTTCTTTTTCTGTGCCATATTCTGAGTTTAAATCAGCATAATCAATTGGATAGTATCCTTCAGAGTGTTTACTTTTAGATGATGGTGGTAACCATATTTTAGTTATTTTCATTTTATCCAATTTATTTATTTCACCTCGAATATGATTGTAATGTTTGTCTGTTTTCCAAGAATGCCAATTAAATCCTTGTAAAATCAATTCATGAGTCATATTATATTATTAATATAAAGAAATTAAATGGAAGATATTGGACTAATTGCACTTATATCTACGGTTTGTTTTGTGAAATGGCCGGTTCAAACTACAACTATAATGCTATCACTACCTATATCAGTTGGTATGGCTTTAAATGAAAAAATAGTACAAATAAGAAAACGAAAAAAAAAATAAAAAAAAGCTGAGCATCCAAAAATAATCTAATATAGTAAGAATGTGTGTATCATCTAGTTCGTCACTTGTTTTATTTTTAACTGGGACAATCAGTTCTCTCGTATTAGCATATAAGTATCAAGATATAAATTACTTATCTTATGCAACAGTGTCTTTAATGCAACTTAGTGAATGGCTAATGTGGATAGATGTAGAAAGTCAAGGTAAATATGAAACATTGAACATTTTTGGGAATTACATTGGAATACTTTCTTTATTTCTTCAAACAAGTTTCATGAATATTATGAAACCTACAGAATACGGAAATTATCTTTTGATATTCAATATAATATGTTATACTATAATGACATATAATTACACGAAAGAGCAACTTTTATCGAAAAAAGAAAAGTCAAATAAATTATCATGGGGTCTAATGGAAACCAATCAAAATATAAGTCTAGCACTAGCGATACTATTTGTAATATCACAAACATTCATTAATATTGTTCATTTCAAAAGCATAGAATTCTCATTGGTGAATTTTTTCATCTTGTTTCTCTCAATCAAAATGACTACTCCCCTCGTTAAAGATTTTAGTTCATTATGGTGTTATATGGGTGCATCATTGGTAACAATTTACACATTTTACAGACTGATATTCATATAATATCAATACAATCATCGTAAGGATCATATAACACACATTCTTCAGTTTTTCTTTTCATATGCACCAAATTATGCCCGTATGTTCTCATTGAATGGTAATTAATAGGATTAATATGTGATTGTGAATTTTTCAATATAACAGGCTTTGTTATATGTTCATATACAAAGAAAGGATAATCTGCTATTATGTCATATTCATTTATGTAATTATAAATTTCTAACTTTGTATTGTTTGCTATTTCTTGACAAAAATCTTTAGTGGCTAAACGAGGACTACCAAATAATACTACTTCTGCATCTATATTCAGTTCATTCGCAACAAGAACAGATGCCAATGATCCTAATGAATGCCCGGTTATAAATGTTTTTTTGCTGTAATCGATATCTATATCTTGAAGAATGCTTTTACAATGTTGTGCATATTTGTTATATCCTTTATGTAGTTTCCTTTCATGGCTTCTTACATCAAAACTATAACTTAATGAACGAATATCATTCGTGCCTCTAAAAGCTATGACATTAACATCTTTGAAAGTTTTATAATATATATCTTTTTTTACAATATATGCCTTTCTATTGTAAAGAGCACATATTATATGTAATGGATAATTAACTGTGGACATACTATATTTGAATATATATTATGTATTCTTTTAACATTTTCTGTCTCATTTTTTAATGTTCTCTTCATTTTCGTTTCAATATAGGTTCAATATTATCTTTATTCTCTTCAATTTCTATATGTTTAATAATAGTGTTCCAATTAGGATGTTCTTGAAAGAATCTCCTAATATTATCATATAGAGTCATTGTTCTGTTGATAGAAACCCCGTGAAAATTTGTCGATCTAATGAAAGTTGATTCTATTCCCCATTTTTCGATTTGATTATTATCAAAAACATTTTTAACAAATCTTTCAATTTGCCAAGGATTAATGATATTTTCTGGCATTTTACTAAATAAATACCTGTAAAATTTAACTTTTATGATAAAACTCCAAGCACAAAATGAAAACCAAGTATTATTTTTTTGGCTGGTATGTAAACTACTAGAGTTAAAACAATTGAATTGTAAATTATTTCCTTGATATTGTCTTATACATTTATTTGAATTGAAATCCATAGTTCCATGATCACCGTATAATGTAAGATAATCAGGTTTAATTTCTTTTAAAAATATTTGAATATCATTATAATAATCCACTTTTGAAACATGTTCAACATCATTAATTCCGTACGTATCATCTTCGATTTGCATAAAATAATCTATGTCATTTTTTATTAAGAAATCGAGCACATTTTCGATACAATGTCTAAAAGATACATCATTAAACTCCATGAATATCAACTTATCTTTTTCAAATTTATCTTGTAAAAGCAATTTACATTCATCAATGAATGCTTTTGTTGAGTTATGAAAAGAAAATATTATTAAATCACATGTTTTTCGTATGTGATTACATATTAAATCATTACTTAGCAATTGTATTTCCAATATTCTTTCCTCACCATGTGTTTGGGTGAATGCAGCACATTTCATAATAGTTTATTAAATAAATAAAAAAAAAAACGACTTATTCTGTACGCATAAAAATATCAATCGTATTATTTACATTAAGGTAACTCATTTAATTTCATCGGTATCTGGAACAAATAAACATTTCACTTTTTTTTTCTTGATTTCCTTCTTTCCAATTTCACTATCATAAATGGTTTTGTTATTTCTATATCGCAACACGTTATTCCACACTTTTTCTAGCTCTACAATTTTCTCTTGGAACCACTGTTTGTCACGATATACTTTTTGAATGCACATTTTTTCCAACCTATAGTAGGATATGACAATATCATCTTCTGTAAATGATTTTGTATTTTGTTTCAACCATATCTTTAAATTTGCTTTTGTATCCCCAACTTTGCTATATAAATATTTCCCTGTTGCTATAATTTTGACCACAATACCTTTTTCCATATTATCTTTTGAATATGTTCCTTCTTTGTTCCAATCCTCATTAAAATCATAATCATCAATATATTCTTTAAATTCACATTCTAGAAAGTCACATACATCGAGGTCACACACCTCCAACTGCCCCTGCATTTGATAATAGTATTGATCGATGATCTTGGAACCATCGATTTTTCTAGAGTATGGACATTTAATCTCGAGCATCACACCCTGTTCAGTAATACCATCGGGTGATGCACCGAAAAATGATAAAGTAGGATGTTTGAGAAGACCAAACTCGTGCACTTTTGTACATTGTCGTCTTTCATATAATTCTGTAGCAGCTGGTTCATATTTGACACCCCATTCAAGAGCTGGGAATGTAGAAAATTTCACGTCTTCGTAACCTGATTTTTTTACATAAAAATCACGCACTGTTCCAAATTTCCCTACTCCTAAAGCTTGACCCATATCACTAGATGTCACTAGATTATTGCGAATATTATACCATTCTTCCGATCTTTGTTCGATAACAGGAAGTTTTTGTAATTTTGATAATTTTCTTTTGTTTTTATTAATTTTAGAAAGTTCTGTAGATATATATGATTCAGAAAAGCGTTCGTCAAATATCATATTGAGCATATTTTTTATATCCGTTGCACTCTTGTCATTATATTTGTTGATAATTCTATCAAGTGTTAGATTTTCGTAATTCATATTTGTTACACTATATATATTACATGTCATATATTGTTTAAATTAATTAATTCAATTTTTATATTCCGGTGATCAACATTTTGTTCGATATTGATATTCATCAAAAAAATGAATGTTCAAAGAGTTTAAATATAATTCAATAAAGTATAATTATAAATGAATCTATCAAACTTGTTCAACAATTTGAATGATTCTACCCCAATTGTTGGTGGTAAAAATAATGAACAAAATGTTGAAGATACAAAAGCATTTCCAATAAGAGATTCTGCTACTTTGAACCTATTACTGTATAAAAATGAAAAATACAACAGAAGAGAACTTCCTAGAAATGACGATAAAAAGCCATTATATGAAATTGTAACAAGTAAAAATATTGGTTTGGATGAACTGAATTCTATGATAGAAAAAGATATAGAAGACCTTAAATCCAAAACATGGTCCCAAATTCCAATTAATGTTAGGAAGAAATTGATAGACGAATATTGTAAAAAAAATGATCTGGAAATTACAGAATCCAAAATAAAAGTCATACTTAAAGATAGAACTTTGATAAAATATAGTAGAGTTAATAAGTGCATTGAAAATATCACACTATGAAATACCATTTTGGAAATTATGAAGACGAAATTCAAGTAGGAATTGATGAAGCAGGACGTGGTTGTTTTGCAGGACCTGTATTTGCCGCAGCGGTTATATGGGATAAGAACAAACAAGATGACATGACCAATCAAATTAAAGATTCAAAAAAACTTTCAAAAAAAAAGAGAAATGAATTAAGAAAATACATCGAGGAAAATGCAATTGCATACAGTGTTCAAAGTTGTGATAAAAATGCTATCGAAGAATCGTATACTAGTAGATGGTGATAGATTCAAACCATATGTATGCCAAGTGCATGAATGTATTCCACAAGGAGATAACCATTACGTATCTATCGCAGCCGCAAGTATTCTTGCGAAAACATATCATGATGAATGGATTACAAATGTATGTGAAGAAGATGAAAGCCTTGATGATAAATATAAATGGTTATCAAACATGGGTTATGGAACAAAAGCTCATCGTGATGGAATCGCAAAACATGGTATTACTGAACTACATAGGGATACATTTTGTAAAAAGTGGCTAGTCAACAAATCACAACATGAATAAATATATTTAAAAATCTAAGTATTTTCACTTAAATACAATTTACTATTTTATTTTTATAACATTTGTAATTATGTGTGGTATTACATTCATTCATTCAGATAAACTTAACGAAATTGATTGTGAAAAAACTGTCAATAAAATACAACATAGAGGTCCAGATAATGAAAAATATGTATCTTATAAAAATAAAGTTTTTTTTGGCTTTAATCGTCTTGCAATAAATGATAAATCCGAAGAAGCAATGCAGCCATTCAATGAAAACGATACGTGGTTAATTTGCAATGGAGAGATTTTCAATTGGAAAGAACTTGTAGAAAAATATGATTTAGAAATGCGTACCAATTGTGACTGTGAAGTAATTATTAGACTTTATAATAAATTCATTGTTGATTATGACAGAGATGTTATAAAAGTTGGACAAGAACTTTGTAATGTATTGGATGGGGAATTTGCATTTGTCATTTACGATGAAACAATGGATAAAGTATTAGCTGCTCGTGATCCATATGGTGTTCGCCCAATGTTTTTTGGTAAATCAAATGACTCGTTAAACACTTATATGTATTGTTCTGAAATGAAGGGGATTCATAGTTTATGCAAAGATATTGAACAATTCAGACCAGGATGTTTTATGATTGACGGTTGTGAATACATTAGATATACAAGTCTGAATGATATCAAAATTAACCATGAAAATGAAGAGTATTTTTTGAAAGAAATCAATACAGTTTTTCGTAAAGCCGTTGAGAAAAGATTAATGTCTGATAGGGAAATTTGTTGCCTATTGTCCGGAGGTCTTGACAGTAGTCTTGTAGCAGGTCTCGTATCTCAACATTTTCCACCCCACACTGTAAAAACATTTTCAATAGGTTTAAAAGGTTCAACAGATTTAGAATATGCACAAAAAGTAGCTGAACATATTAAATCTGATCATACAAATATAGAAGTTTCAAAAGAAGAATTTCTTAATGCCATTGAAGAAGTTATTCATACTATAGAAAGTTATGATACTACAACGGTAAGAGCCAGTGTAGGGAATTATTTGGTTTCTAAATACATTAAAGATAATACTGATTGCAAAGTAGTATTTAATGGGGATTACAGCGATGAAGTATGTGGTGGATATAAATACATGTCTAATTGTAACGATGAAGATGAATTCCATAGAGAATGCATAAGATTAGTAGAGGATATACATTTTTTTGATAGTCTTCGTAGTGATCGATGCATATCTGCACATGGTTTAGAAGCGAGAGTTCCTTTTGCCGATAAAGACTTTGTGAAATTGTATAAATCTATTCCTATAAAAATGCGATTGAGCAATGAAAGAATTGAAAAATATATGTTACGAAAAGCATTTGACAATGATGATATTATTCCTCACGATGTTCTTTGGAGGAAGAAAGAAGCTTTTAGTGATGGAGTCAGTAGCCCTGAAGATTCATGGCATAATATCATCAAGATGCATGTAGAAACACAATTGCTGGATATTGAGTATGATAAAATGACAGAGGATGATGTGAATCCTGTAATGTTAAAAGAAACAGCATATTATAAAAGTATTTTTAATAAGTATTTTAATTTTCAAAATATTATTCCGTATTATTGGTTACCTAAATATTGTGGTTCGATAAATGATCCTTCTGCGCGAGAAATTTAAGAAGATTGAACGGAACCAAATTTGGCAATTGTTTTAAACTGAGGGTCTTGAGAACCTGAACTTGATTCAGGAGGTACTATTTTTACCAATTCTAATTGTTCTTTTGAGTTTATTCTGAAAGCAAACGATACAAATTGAGACTCTTGTGTTGGACTTGTAATTGTTGTAAGTCTTAGATGACCACCTCTTATGTCCCAGAAAGGTTCATTTTGTTTTAGAGAATCATCAGATGACACTAATGCCAAATTACTAGTTCCCATTTCATCACCTACGTTTGGACTTTTCCACAAGATAGATTTCTCAAATCTAAGATCATTTGAATGTAATTCCTGAAGTGCAGTGTCATTGACAATGAAGTCAGGTAAACCACTGACTGTTATACCAGCATGACTCATATCACTTTCTTTCACAGCATAATTAGATGTTTCTAATACAAATTGACCATCAACATTAGAGGAGACTCTAATTGCATCTTTCGTACCGAGAACAATTGATTTATCTTCAATGAATAATTCATCTACTTGGGTAGAAGATTGATTAATAGAGCCTTGTATATCTAAATTACCATGTATGGTTACATTCTCATAATACATATTTAAATCTCCTCCCCATCCCTCTCCAAGTTCGTTATAACCTTCACGAGACCCCAACACATCTACCAAGGCAGTATCGGTATAAATCTTCCTTCCAGGCGAAATGCTAACATTATTTCCAAATGTACTTTCACCTGTAACAGATAGGGTACTACCTAATAAAGTATTACCGTTAGCAGTTAAAGTGTTTGTAATTGTTGTAGAACCATTAACTTGTAATGTATTAGTTTGACCAGCTGTTCCTAATGTTGTATTTCCATTTACATCTAGACTTTGAGTCATATTAACAGGTGAATTTACAGAAAGATTGGTTTTTATTTGAATTTTGTCATTGCTCATTGTAGCAACCTCAACAGAAGAAGTTGTAAATGTAAGTGTATCTTCATCTTGACCAAAAGTAGATTCGGCCGTAATTGAAGTATCACCGTCTGCATCAGATATGCTGCCACCGCCAATAGGTCTCCAGTCTAATTCACCACCATCTGGTTGACTTAAACCCATGAAAATACCTTGTTGTGTATCATAAATGATAGAACCTTCGTTTGCAGCTATCTGTTTAGCATTTATACCAGTAGTATTTGTATAAGTGTTTGTAGTATATTGAGGAAGAAGTAAAACACCATCGTTTTCTTTCATTCTAATATCAGATTTGAAATAAGCATCACTTGTAACACTTAAAGTAGATCTTAATTCAGTTTCTTGTACGACAATAAGATTTGATTCAGTTGACATCGTTTTTTGTACAGTCAATGCAGCTCTTGCACTAACTGTATCAGCATAAAGAGTCACGTTGGAACCAGTACCCTGAGTTGCTGAACCAAAGGTTAGGGAGTCCTCGTCTATTTGCATAACTGTTGTTCCATTAGCATAAAAGTCTAATCTGTCTGTATCAGTATTACCATCTTGAGCAAGAATCTTTGTGTCTTGATCATTATCAATAACACCACCTAAAGTATTCCATGTGTGTGTGGTACCTGTTTTGAAAAGACCTTCGAATCTATCTAACTCTGTGTTGTAGTAAAGAGAACCTTTATTATTCGCGTCAGTATGTAATGGTCTATTGTTCTCGGTTCCTCTAGGGATTGTAAATTTAGGACCAACGACATTTACATTAGAACTAAATTCAGCTGAGTCATTAACAGATAGTGTCGCATTGAGGACAGTCGCGTCGCTTACGGAGAGAGTATCATCTAGGACGGTAGCACTGCTTACTGAAAGAGTAGATCCAAGGACAGTAGCGGCAGTGACTGAAAGAGTAGAACCTAAGACAGTAGCATCGGTGACTGAAAGAGTAGAACCTAAGGTGGTAGCACCTGTAAGTTTGGTAG